GACTGACGGCGAGACGGATCTCTTCCTCACTGACCTGATTCTGGCGCATGAGGTCGGCAAGCGGCGCCGGAATGCCTTCCGGTACGGCTGCCGGCGGCTTAACGTCCGGCGTTTCGTCGAGCATGTCCTTGAAGGCATCTTCTGCGTTTGCCGGCTCCGGCGGAACCGCTGCCGTCGCATGGTTAAAGATGTGCGCGATCTGCGCGTAATCAAAGGGCATGGAATCGGGCAAGCCGTGGCGGTTCTTCGCGTCCCAGCACGGATGATGCGTCGCGTACATGACGCGCTCGCCGCCCTGTGCCTTGAACTTCTTGCCCTTGTCGTCCGCCTGAACAGCGACGGTCTTGTAGTTGGCAAAGAGCAGCATGTCCGCCCATTCCTTGACCATCGGCGAGATCATGGAGCCGGTCTTTTTGCCGAGCTTCAGCTCCCAACGGTCGTATTCGCCGAACTCGTCCGGCTGTGTGAACTTGCGCAGTTGAGCATGAGCCGTCAGTACGACGTTGACGCCGGCGCTGATCAATTCTTCCAGGCTGTTGAGAAAGCGCCCAAATTCCTCCATTTCGTAGACATAGCCGTTGCCGTAGCCGAAATCCTCAATGCCGTGCTTGTTGTGAACCGCGCAGATATCCTCGATACAGAGCTTCTCTCCCCAGTCGATCGTGTCGATGACCAGCGTTTTGCATAACTGCGGATTTGCCTTGACATAAGCGATCTGATTTTTGAGCATTGTCCATGACGTCGGCTTGTCCATGCGCGCGACGTCCATGTTTTTAGTGCTGCCCTCGGTGTCGATGAACAGCGGTTCCGGAAACTGCGCCGCAAAGGTGCTCTTGCCGATGCCTTCGGGACCGTAGATGACGACCTTCTGCGCCGAGGCGATTTTTCCTCTTCTGATTTTCATTAAAATGTACCTGCCTTCCATGTGGTTTGTTCAGGGACGGACTTTGTGACCGAGAACCCGTCCTCAATGATGATACTGCACTCGTCGCCCTTGGAGACGCGCGTCGCGATCGCCTGCAAGCCTTCCGATTCCAGCCATTCGCCAAACTCTCGCAGCGTGTCGGTGTCCATCTGCTCGAGCTTGTCGATCAGGACGAAGCCGCAGGAAGGATTGAGCTTTCTGACGATCGCCGTCGCGACGCGCAGCTGCTCCGAGCCGGACATGTTGTCCCACTGATAGCCGTTGTAGACAAGCGCCCCGTTCTGCACCGACAAGCCCTCCAGCGGCAGATCCGCATGGCTGAGCAGGTCGCGCTTTGCCTGACGGAGCCGCACGATCTCGGCAGTCAGCGTGTTGTATTGGTCGCTGAAATGCTTCGCGTCCTCGGCGGCTTTCTCCTTGTCGAGATTGGCACGCACCTTGCGGTTGATCTCTTCGATCTCCGCGATAGAGCGCTCGATCTCGGCGGTGCTCTCGTCGTGCAGCTCCGAGACGGTCTTTCTCGCACCCTCCAGCTGTGCCAGCACGACCGTCAGCTCGTGATTCAGCCGGGTGATCTGCTCCTGCAGATCGTTCGCCTTGCCCTCGAGCATGTCCTTCTGCTGACGAAGGCGCTGATTCTCACCATTCTGCGCGAGGATCTCCTGCTGCCGAAGGATCAGATCGGACGCAGATACCAACTCGTCCGGCACGTCCGGGAAGGAAGGCATTTCGTCGGCGTATTTCTGCTTCTGGTCGGCGATCCTGCCCACCGTCAGACGCTCGTTGTACTTGAGCTCCTCCTCGTTTTCAAGCTGATAGAGTTTGTCTCCTACGCCGATGATCCTCAGGAGAATATCGGCTTTCTCCTTGTTGTTGGCGTTCATGAACTTGGGCAGATCCAGGGCAAACTGGCTGATGAAGCTGTTGAGCAGCGCCTGTCCGCTCTTGTTGCCGGAAGGATCGATGACCTTGAGATCGCTGTTCTTGCCCTTGCGCTCTACGATGATACCGTTGGAGAGCCGCACCGTCAGATGCGGCGGAATGGTCGAACCGTCGCGCTTTGCCGCTGACGGCGCGTATTTGGAACCGCCCAGCGCCCAGGCGATCGCGTCCAGAACCGACGTCTTGCCCTGCCCGTTGTTGCCGCCGATGACCGTCAGACCGTTCTCGCCCGGCGTCAGCTGCACCGCCTTGATCCGCTTGACGTTTTCGATTTCCAGTGATGAAATTTTGACTGACATGTTTGTTCCTCCTTACATGAATTTTTTAACAATCTGATTTGCGCTCAAGACAAGCATTCCCAGCTCCGGCGTTTTGGCTGTGCTGTATGCTTCGTCAATTAATTTAGCAGCAAGCACCATAAGCAGTGCAACCTGCGCCCTGTCTGTTTTGGAGCTGGATTTGGCAACAGTAATGATCGTTTGGATCATTCCGGCACCTAACGTAACTGCATTCCCGTGTGTATACGCGGTCAGTTCATCTTTCCCCGATTCTCCGTTGTCATCATAAAAGACAATGGCAGCCGCTTGATCTTGACGATCCCCGGACGCGTTCAGCACTTTGATTTGACTTACAAGTGCGTCGATTTTACATTCAGCCGCATTGCTGCCCTTTAATGCGCCTAAATCAATGGTCGCTTCCATGTTTTCTCCCTTGACTTTTCAAAGAATTTTGATTACAATTAAATTGATGTATTTTCATCTGCGCCGCCCGGAAGTTGCCGCTTCGGACGGTGCTTTTTTGTTATCGCCCATCTTCGAGCCCGATGTATTCGATATCTGCCGCTGATGGCGTGCCGACGATCAGATCGCACATCACGTCGATTCTGTGCCGGTAGGTCAGCCAAAAGCGGCGAAAGAAGCGGCGCAACTTACTGACTTTCTTCGGCTGACGTCTGAGCTCGCGACGATCTGCCAGCGTTTGCGCGATCACTCTGGTGAACTCGCGCCGGAAGTCCTCTAAATGTCTGTTGGCTTTGACCGTCCGCAGCAGGTGAACCTTCGGCTGCCTGCCGGGCTTTTTGACAATGATGACGATTTCTGTTTTCATTGGTTGTTCCTCCTTATCTGATGATCCCGGAATCCGGGTTGGTTGCGACGATCCTGCCGACCTCTTCGGCGACGTTGGCGAGGATCCTCTGTGTGTATTCCTGCTCCTGCTCCGGCGGCAAATGCCGCATGATGCTGCCGTCCTCGTCCTCGCTGAGCCACGGAATGGTCTTGCCGTTCACATTGATCGCCAGCCGGAAGCGGAGCGGTTTGTTTTTTGCCATGATGATCACCTCGCTCTATGCTATGTCCGGGGGTTCGGTCGTATACTCCGCAAATGAACCGCGCCGGATCAGATCGGCAAAGATGGCTTTGATCTCGTCGTCTGACGCGTTCCCCGGCGTATGGTGGCTGCACGCTTCGCAGCTCTCGTCGATCGGGCAGACGCCGTCCAGACAGTCTTCTCTTGTCATGGTGCCGCAGATCCGGACGAGCTTCTCTCTCATTTCGTCCACGGTCAATTCATCGCGGAAGATGCCGCGCTCCACCGCGTCATTGAACACCAGCTCGACGGCTTCGTCCTTCATGTACGCCGGCGGATGCCCGGACTTGCGGCATACGCTGCGTAGCTTGCAGCGGTCACAGTCGTTATAGGGCGCTATGCTGTTTAATCTGCACATCGCCGTCATGCGGCTGCGCTTTTCTTCTGTGGTCATGTGTCCTCCTTACATTCGATATTGTCGCTGTCGATCTCTACCTCTACCTCGCGCATAGCCAGCGCAAGATTGAGCAGAACCGAGCCGCAGGGCTTTCTGATGACCTCGTAGGTGGTGACATAAGGGACTTTCGAACCGTCCACCTCCACCAGAAACTTATCCTTGCGGTCGATGATTTTCAGTGTTGCCATGGCGTCCTCCTTTACTTTCTCCCCTGCCGGTGATAGAATGAAACCGGGAAGGGGGTGATGTTGTGCAATTCGATTTAAGCCTTACTATTATGGGCGTTATTGCTCTTAGTGCGATCGTTTCTCCGATAATCGTTACATTGATAACCAACATTTTTGACATAAAGAAAATGAAAATAAAGCTATTCAAGGAAGAAAAACAAAAGCTGCTGAATGAATACCTTGAATATTTAAGTACATTTGTTAATATCGAAACATCGGCTTTTGACGTTCGGGAGCATGAATCCTTGCTTATAAAATTATCTGCTTATATTTCGCCTAAAACAGTTGATTTTATAAGGGGGAAGATTCAAGAACACCCTGTAAATCAGAATGCTTTGTTTGAAATCGCGTCAGCACTTGCTCAGGACTGCAAGAAAAAATAAAGCCCATATAGTCCCCGAATAAAGCGCGTATACGATTACAGCAGATAAAGAGCGCGTCATTATCCCTGCGGTGGCTGTTGCGGCTACGGCAGCCGCTGCAAGTATGCTTGCGTAGATAGCGCCCATGTTCACGGCGCTCACCTCCTTTGACGGCGGGTTTTGTTCTTTTCAGATGTTCCCGTCAAGCGCCTTAACCAGACAAGTCACTGGTGGTAGCTTTACGCGGTCAATGCCGCAACCAGCGTCCATAATGCGAGGCGCGCCCATTGTGTCACGGGTTAGTACACATTTTGTGAACTTAGCTTGCAAAAAAAAGCGATTCGATTGACGTTTCAAGGACACGCGCAATTTTCACTTTGATTTCGTCACGCGGTATTCTCTGACCGTTCTCGTACATCGAGAGCGCAGATAACGTGATTTCAACCGCATTACAAAATGCTTCACGCGCAATCCCTTTTTCTTCCCTCAGCGTTTTGATTCGCTGACCGATAACGGTTGCTGACGACATTCATCTTCCTCCTTTCATTTTAAGC